GTTATGTATGATAGACCAGTAGAAGGTCACGAATACATATGTACAGTTGATGTTGCAAAGGGTAGAGGAATGGACTGGTCGACGTTTAGTATCTTCGATGTGTCGGTTCAACCCTTTAAACAAGTGGCTGTGTACAGAGATAACATGATAAGTCCCCTTCTCTTCCCCGATATTATAAATAAGTTTGTAACACCTTACAATAAACCAATTGTAATAATTGAGAATAATAACGAAGGTGCTATGGTGGCCAATCAATTGCACTATGATATAGAGTACGAAAACGTCTTTACTCAAGGGTTTGCAAAAGCAGAAGACATTGGAGTTACAATGTCGAGAAAGATTAAACGTATCGGATGTTCTACAATGAAAGAATTGTTGGAAGAACACAGATTAGAGTTAGTAGATAGACCTACAATCACGGAGCTCATGACCTTCATAAATAAAGGTACTAGTTTCGAGGCTGATAGAGGATATCATGACGACATGGTAATGAATGTTGTCATGTTTAGTTGGTTTATCACTACAGAATACTTTTATCACTTGACAGATACACAGGTCAAAGACTTGTTGTATGCTGAACAACAGAAGATAATTCAAGACGACTTGCTACCAGCAGGAGTCTTTGGAGATGTTTCACAACAGGAAACATCATTTGTTGATAATCAAGGTGACAGATGGTATCACAAAAACATGGAATAGTAATAAAGCTATTAAGTTAGGAAATTAAAAGTTATAAATAAAACAGTAAACAACTTTTTACATTAACAGGAGAAAAAGTATGGCATTTCAAGTATCACCAGGCGTACAGGTCAAAGAGGTAGACCTTACAAATGTTGTACCAGCAGTATCAAGCACAACTGGTGCTTTCGCTGGTTCATTCCAATGGGGCCCTGTTGATGAAGTTAAGACAGTTTCAGATACAAAGGGTTTAGTCGATGAGTTTTATGAACCAGCTAATACTAATGCTGGAGCAGAAGACTTTTATTCAGCAGAAGCATTTTTAAGATATGGTTCATCTCTTAGAGTGGTTAGAATTAACACTACAGGTTTGTTTAGTGCAAACGGTGGTGGTTCTTCTTCTTCACTTCTAAAAAATCATGAAGAATATGTTCAATCATACGAGAGTGGAGCTCTCGGTGGAACAGTAGGTAAATGGATTGCAAGATGCCCTGGCGTCTTAGGTAATTCATTGAAAGTTTCTGTATGTGCATCCTCAGATGCATATTACAATGATGCAGCGACAACAACAGGTGCCGAAGAGGCAGCTGGTCAAACCGTTATAACACTTGCGAGTGGTGGCGGTGCATTAGTACAAGTCAGAGACATCATCACATTTGGTTCAACAACTCAACAATACAGAGTTCTAGCAATCAACACAAACGATATCACAATCGAAGCATTAGGACAACCAACAGGAACAGGTCTAGTAGCAACCGTTGCAAACGGAACTGCAGTTAATAGATACTGGGAATTCTATGCATCATTCGATAAAGCTCCAGGCAAGTCTGCATCAGCAACAACAGCTAATGGAACAACAGACGAAATTCACGTAGTCGTAGTAGACGAAGACGGTGCAATCACAGGAGTTCCACACTCAATGTTAGAGACTTATGGATTTGTTTCTCTTGCGTCAGACGCAAAAGATTCAAGTGGTGAGTCTAACTACTACAGAAATGTAATAGGAAACAGTTCAGAGTGGGTATATTGGGGACAACATTCAACTGCAATGGTTAACACTGCAAATGAACACAGAACACACGCAGTATCAGCTACTTCGGGTAAAGCATTCTTAAGACCAACATTGGCAGAAGTTACATCCCTAGCAAACGGTGCAAATGGAAGAACTCCAACTGCAGCGCAGAAGTACGGTACATGGGATATGCATTTTAAAGATGGTGAAACATCTGATATATCTTTCTTAATCGTAGGTTCTTCAAGAACTGATAACGGAAGTGGTACAGACCAAGATATTCTTGCAGACTGGACTACTCTTTCTAATCAAGCAGTTTTAATTGCAGAAGGTAGAAAAGATTGTATCGCAATCATGTCTCCAAGACGTGCAGACGTTGTTGGTGTTACTTCAGAGTCATCACAAGCAGCGAACGTTATCACAACTGCAAACACTATGTCATCAAGTTCATATGCCGTAATTGACAGCGGTTGGACATATCAATATGACAGATACAACGATAAGTACTGTTACGTACCTGCTAACGGACATACAGCAGGCGTTATGGCAAGGTCAGACCTTCTTAGAGATGCATGGTTCTCACCAGCAGGATTCTCTAGAGGACAATACCTAGGAATTACTAAACTTGCATTTAACCCTTCACAAGCATCTAGAGATGACTTATACCGTGCAAGAGTTAATCCAGTAGTAACATTCCCAGGCCAAGGTACAATTCTTTACGGTGATAAGACTGCATTAACAAGTCCTTCTGCATTCGACAGAATCAACGTAAGAAGACTATTCATCGTACTAGAAAAGGCAATATCAACTGCAGCTAAATCACAACTCTTTGAATTCAACGATGCATTCACAAGAGCTCAGTTTAGAGCTGCAATAGAACCTTTCCTAAGAGACGTAAAAAACAGAAGAGGACTAGTAGATTTCTCAGTAGTTTGTGACGAAACAAACAACACTGATTCAGTCATCGATAGAAACGAATTTGTATGTTCTATCTTTGTGAAACCTTCTAGAAGTATTAACTTTATCACTCTTAACTTCGTGGCTGCAAGGTCGGGTGTTGAGTTTAGTGAAATTTATGGTGCAGTTTAAGGAGTATAAAACATGGCAACAATAGACCAATTTAAAGCACAACTAATCGGTGGTGGCCCAAGAGCAAACCGTTTTAGAGTATTCTTACCAAGAGCTGGAAACAATATCGAGTTCATGTGTAAAGGTGCAAACATCCCAGCTGCAACGTTAAGTGAAGTTGTAATACCTTTTAGAGGAGCAAACTTAAAGTTAGCAGGGGAACGTTCTTTTGCAGACTGGTCAGTTACTATCATCAATGATATGGAATTTTCAGCAAGAACTGCTTTAGAAGCATGGCAGATGGAAATCCAAGCAATGGATAGTGGTGAAGGGTCTACTACACTTGATTACTTATTATCAAGAGGATTTGTAGAACAGTTAAACAAAGACGACTCTGTACTAGCGAGATATGAGTTCTTCAACATGTTCCCTAAAAACATCGGTGAAATAGCATTAAGCTACGAAACAGTCGATGCATTAGAAGAATTTACAGTTGATTTAACTTTCTCTCACTGGGAAAGAGTTCTTTAAGAACAGTGAAACAGACCACCTTAGCGTGGTATAAATATTAGTATGGAAATTTTAGGATTTGAAATATCCCGTAAGAAGGATGACTTAAGAGCAAAGGAGTTGCCGAAGGCACCTTCTTTTGTTCCACCAGTTGATGATGACGGTACACCAGTCATACAACAACAAAGTGGATTCATAGGTGGCGGAGCATATGGTGCTTACGTCGATATGGAAGGTGGTATCAAGAATGAGGCAGAACTCATTCGTAGATATCGTGAGGTATCTTTGGTGCCAGAATGTGATTCTGCAATTGAAGATATAGTTAATGAGTGTATCACATCGGATAGTTCTGATAGGATAGTCACACTCGACCTCAGAGATGTTAAGCTCTCTGATAGTATCAAAGGTAAGATACAAGACGAGTTTTACAACATCCTATCAATGATGAAGTTCAATCAGAACTCTCATGAATTATTCAGAAAATGGTACGTAGATGGAAGAGTATACTTCCATAAAGTCGTCGACGCTAAAAATGTTAAAAGAGGCATAGTAGACTTAAGAAACATTGACCCAATTAAGATTAAGAAGGTCAGAAACATTGAAAAGGAAAGAGACCCTAAGACTAAAATCGAAAGGATTTCAAAGATAGAAGAGTTCTATGTTTTCAATGATAAAGGGTTTGATAAATCCAGTGCAGCTGAAGGAAGCACTGTACGAATTGCACCCGAGGCAGTAACATATACGACTTCGGGATTACTTGACTACACTAAGAACGTAGTCATCGGGTATCTGCACAAGGCATTGAAGACTGCAAATCAGTTATCAATGATGGAAGATGCACTTGTTATCTATAGGATTTCAAGAGCTCCCGAGAGAAGAATATTCTACATCGACGTAGGTAACCTTCCAAAAGCAAAAGCAGAACAGTATCTTGCTGATGTAATGAACCGATACAAGAACAAGTTGGTTTACAATGCAGATACAGGTGAAATCAAAGATGATAGAAAACATATGAGTATGTTAGAAGATTTTTGGTTACCTAGAAGAGAAGGTGGTAGAGGAACAGAGATTACTACATTGCCAGGCGGACAAAACCTAGCAGATATAGATGATATCGAATACTTCAAGAAGAAGTTATATCAGTCTCTAAATGTACCTTCATCTAGAATGGAAGCAGACAATGGGTTTAACATGGGTCGTGCTTCTGAGATTTCTAGAGACGAACTTAAATTTAATAAGTTCACTAATAGACTTCAGAAGAAGTTTGGAAGAGTTTTTACAGACATCCTTAAGACACAATTAGTACTAAAGGAAGTCGTAACAGGTGAAGAGTTTGATAAAATAAAGGACTTTTTCCTGTATGATTATGCAACAGACAACCACTTTACAGAGTTGAAAGATGCAGAAATTTTAAGAGAGAGATTAGATACTCTCAGTCAGGCAGCTGATTATGTTGGTAAATACTATTCAGATGAATATATCAGAAAGTATGTACTAAGACAAACAGAAGAAGACATAAAAATAATTGATGCCCAAATCAAGAAAGAAGGAAGTGATGAGGGTGGAGATGATAACGAAGATGACTTCGGTGGATTTTAGGAGTAAATTATGAGTAGCGAAATAGCAAAACAAATCGTTGACCAAATAGAAGCAGGTCAACTTGAAGCTGCAAAAGGTTCTATCGGTGATGGAATTAAGAAAGCAGCTGCTGATGCAGTAGACATGAAGAGAGTTAATGCTCAAGTCGACTGGATGGAAACACCACAGGAACCTACAGGAGAGTAGAGTGAAGTCCTTTAAGACAGTACAACTAGAACTTAACGAGGCAAAAATTAAATTGCCAAGTGGTTCCAAAGAACTCAAAGTTGATGTCGCAAAGGTTGGTGGTAAGAAGATATCTGTATCTTATGTTCAGAACAAAAGAAATAAGGTAGATGTATATCTAGATGGTAATCTCTTTAGTGGAGATTCACCATATAAAGATTTAAAAGCTGCAGAGAAAGAAATGAAAGACATTAAAAAAATAATGCAAAACATGTCCGAAGAAGGTATAAACATAGAGGAAATTATAAATGAAATTAATATCTGAATATAATGACTATCAAATGTCACCAGTAATCATTGAAGCAAATGAGAAAGGACAGAAGGAATACTTCATTGAAGGAGTGTTCATGCAGTCAGAAATTAAAAACCGTAACGGTAGAGTTTATCCTAAAGAGATAATGGAAAAAGAAGTTAACCGTTATAGAAAAGAATTCGTTGAGAAGGATAGAGCATTTGGAGAACTCGGACATCCCGAAGGCCCAACTATTAATCTTGACAAAGTGTCACACTTAATCACATCTTTAGAAGAAGATGGTAACAATTATGTGGGACGTGCAAAAATTTTGAGCACACCAAACGGTCAAATCGTAAGAAATTTAATCGATGACGGTGCCAAATTAGGAGTATCATCTAGAGGATTAGGTTCCTTGGAAGAAAAAGGTGGCGCTCAATACGTAAAAGGTGACTTCCAACTGGCAACAGCAGCCGATATAGTCGCAGACCCATCTGCCCCCGAGGCCTTCGTTGAAGGTATATACGAGGGTGTAGAGTGGATTATGTCTAACGGTATATTGAAAGCAGTTGATTCAGAGTCAATGAGAACCCAATTAAGGGGTGCTAAATTGAATAAATTGGAAGAAACTAAGTTAAATCTATGGAAAAGGTTTGTTGAAAGCCTATAACATATAAATAAAAAAGTAAACTCAAACAGGAGAAAAACATGGCAGAGTTAGAAAATAACCTAGAAAGTACAGAAGTAGAAGTTTCTGAAGAGAAGCAACCTACAGACGGTGCTCAAAAAGGTGACGCGAAACCTGTTAAGCAAGGTTCATCAGATGCCGAGAAAATCGAAAGCGGTAAAGCTGAAGTCGTCAAACCCGAAGAAAATCCTGTTGACAAAGCAGTTGATGCACAGAAGAAAGCAGAAAATGTGAAACCAGTTAGTGGTGATGCACATCAAAAGAATGCTGGAAAAGGTGACAGTCAACCTAAACTTGCAAAAGTTTCAGAAGAAGAAGAGTCTAAAGATGTTGTTAAGGCAACAAAAATGGAATCAATCAAAGCTATCGTCAACAACATGAAGGAAATGACTAAGGAAGAACTTCAAACTAGATTCAGTTCTATATCAGAAGAAGAAGTTGACGAAACCTTGACTAAAGCAGAAGTAGCTAGAAAAATTGTTGAATCACTAAAGTCTATGGACGAAGAAGCAGTATCAGATATTGCTGAGAAGTGGTCTAAGGAAGAAGAAGAGGAAGAAGAAGTCAAAGAGGAAATCGTTGACGAAGAAACTTCTGCAGAGCTCGAAGCAAATCTAGTCGAGATTGAAGTAGAAGACGACCTATCTAAAATCTCAGAAGCACTAGATATCTCAGAAGAGAATCAAGAGAAAGCAAAAACTATCTTCAAGGCTGCAGTCTCATCTAAAGTAGAAGAGATTAAAGAGTCTTTAGAAAATCAATATTCAGAAGAATTAAAATCCTCAGTAGAAAAAGTCAAAGCCGACCTCGCAGAAGGCGTTGACAAATATCTTTCTTATGTTGCAGAAGAGTGGACGAAAGAAAACGAACTTGCAATTGAAAGAGGATTGAGAGCAGAGATGACTGAAAACTTCATCGACGGATTGAAAACATTGTTCGTAGAACATTATGTTGACGTTCCCGAAGATAAGTATAACGTAATCGATGAACTCGCAAATCGTCTCGACGAGATGGAACAGAAACTTGATGGTGAAGTCAGTAAAAATATTGACATTACAGAAGAGTTAGATGCCCTCAAGAGAAGTAACGTGGTAAAGACTGCTGGTAACAGTTTGTCTGAGTCACAAAAAGAGAAGCTAGAATCATTATCAAATGGTGTAGACTTCAAAGATGAAGCAGACTTCGCTGAGAAGATTGCAGAAATCGCTGAAGCTTACTTCCCAAGTGATGTTGATAAACTAGTTGAGGATACTATTGTAGAAGAAGGAACAGGGGAAATTTCTGAAGAGAAAGAACCAGTACTTGCTCCCGATATGCAACAGTACACTCAAGCAATAACTAAACTAAATCCATTAGGATAATTTAAAGGAAAAATAAAATGTTTTTATCAGAAAACTTACAAGAGAAGTGGCAACCGATTCTAGAACACTCCGATTTACCAAAAATCGAAGATAACTACAAGCGTGCTGTTACTGCTGTAATCCTTGAAAACCAAGAGAAGGCCCTTTTCGAAGAAGGTCAAGCTCTTGAGGAAGCAGCACCTTTAAATGCTACTGGAAGTTCTGCAGTTGCTAACTGGAATCCAATCTTGATTTCATTAGTACGTAGAGCTATGCCAAATCTCGTTGCATACGACATTTGTGGTGTTCAGCCTATGACAGGCCCAACAGGACTTATATTTGCTATGAAAGCAAGATATAATGACTATCCATCTGTAGGAAGAGAAGGTAAAACTGAAGCATTACATGCTGAAGCAGATACTAAATATTCCAATGACAACCAAGTTGTCGCAGACGGCCCTTTAGCAGCACGTAATAATGACCCATTCAATGGTTCATATGCGACTGATACAGGTGCGGGAATGTCAACAGCAAGTGCAGAAGCACTTGGTGACGTTGAAGCATCAAACGGTTTCGCTCAAATGGCATTCACCATTGAGAAAGCAACTGTTACTGCAAAATCCAGAGCATTAAAAGCTGAGTACACACTCGAATTAGCACAAGACCTCAAAGCAATCCACGGTCTTGACGCAGAATCAGAACTAGCAAATATTCTTTCATCAGAAATTCTTGCTGAAATCAACCGTGAAGTTATCAGAAATGTTAACATCCAAGCAAAAACTGGTGCAGCTGCAACAGCTTCTGCTGGTACGTTCAACCTTGACGTTGACGCAAACGGAAGATGGTCAGTTGAGAAATTCAAAGGATTATTGTTCCAAATAGAAAGAGAAAGCAACTTCATCGCTAAAGATACACGTAGAGGAAAAGGTAACTTTATCCTATGTTCATCTGATGTAGCTTCTGCTCTATCTATGGCAGGTGTATTAGATTACGCTCCTGCTCTTAACACTAACTTAAACGTTGACGACACAGGCAATACATTTGCTGGTATCTTAAACGGAAGAGTTAAAGTATATGTTGACCCATATGCTGGTGTTGACTACTTAACAGTAGGTTATAGAGGAACTAACCCTTATGATGCTGGTATGTTCTATTGCCCATACGTTCCATTACAAATGGTTCGTGCAGTTGGCGAGAACACATTCCAACCAAAAATTGGTTTCAAAACAAGATACGGCATGGTTTCAAACCCATTCGTTGACACTGGCAACATGTCAGGCCGTGATGGTCTAGCAACTGCTGGTACTAACCAATACTACAGAAAATTTGCAGTGTCAAACATTCTGTAAGGAACTTAGGTTCTCATTCCTTAATTGGAATACTAAAAACCCCTCTTTCGAGGGGTTTTTTTTAGCATGACTGAATCGTTCAATGTCTTGGGTATGAACCCAATTCTTTACACCGTGTCCTTCTAGTGAGGCCTTACCCCAATTTTATCTAGGTCAATAGGTATTGACCATACGGAAGTTCGTTTACCGTCCCTATCCCAACTCGTCAAGAATTTCTAGAGCTTCTCTGTTCGGATTCTATCCACACCTCACGATTATATGCCACGTCTTAATTGACTTTAACAGTGTGGAACACCTTGTCTATACGGAACAACCTCTCACAACCATCTATCTTCCGTCTCGACTTCCTACCTTACAAGTATACCAAAATACGATATGCATTGTCAAGGCATATATTTATACGCGATAAATAAGTATATGAAGATGATAAAGTATGGTGAAGGGTTGGAAGGTTTCTTTAAATGGAAGAATGAAACTACAGGTCAAATAGATACAATGTACCTACCAACAGAAAAAAGAGTTAAAAAAGTTATTGATTGTAAAGGTGAAGACTGGTTTGATGGGAAGACTATCCTAGAACTAGGAACTGCACATGGACTAGTTGGTAGACACTTTGAGAAACTAGGTGCAACAGTTTCCTATGCAGATGCAAGACAAGAACTATTGGATGGTATAGACACAGACTCAGAGAAGTTGTGTATCAATCATAATGAAGAGTGGTCATTTGATAGGAAGTGGGATTTAATTATACACTTTGGTACTCTATATCATGTTCAAAATATTTACGATGATTTAAGAAGAGCATTCAATCATACAGACGAAATGTTTTTAGAAACTGCAGTCAATACAAAACCAACAGCTGAACCATGGATGAGACAAGAAGAAGTGACCGAATGGGATTATATACCAGGCCAATCAAAACACCAAAGAAAAAATAGTAGAGTCTTCAATGGGTTTGATAATTGGGAAGCTTTCTTTAATGACAAACATGTAGAAGATTACTTAGATGAGATAGGTAAGACTTATACAAGGTATGATGATGAAGATTTGAATACCGACTTCGGTGTTATTGTAGAAAATGAACTCTATAGAAGAGATGTATACAGTTGGACAACAGAAGATTTACACCCTACGAATCCTAATAAACCAGTTAAGTTTGGTACCATACCGCCTAATTATGTTCACTTCCGTAGGTTCTGGCATATCCAAACACCTAAATAGATATATACGGAGAAATATTATGTATGATAAACAAATCAATGTGAAAGAAGGGCCATGGGAGAAATCTGTTTTTCCTAATGGAGTTGAAACAACAAATGTATTGAGTCGTAAGACCATTACAACTTATATTCAAGACGGTTATCTTTGTGAAGAGACAACCTTAAGAGAGTATAGAGGTGATGACTATCATGATATCACTTCAAACAAAAGGATAACTAAAGTACATGGTTGATATTAATAAGTCCATTCTCAATAAGAATAATTTTAGACTTCTTATTGATAAGATACCCACAACAGAATACTATATTAAGAAGTGTAATATTCCTGGCGTGCAGTTTACAGAAATTGCACAGGGTGCTGGTGTTGGATTGGACGCATATTTTCCAGGCGACAAGGTTACGTTTGAAAATCTCTCGGTAGATTTCTTAGTCGATGAAGACTTAGGAAACTTTAAAGAAGTATACGATTGGATGAATGCAATCGTACCAATCAAAGACCCATCTGATTATGCATCTTATGTTGGTAGTAAACAAACTACAACTGGTACATCTGCATCTCTAGGTGGAACTGATAAAGAAATGTCAGACATAACTTTGATTACAACAACCAACAAAAATATTCCCAATAAATACTTTAGATTCCATGACTGTTTCCCAATCAGTTTGAGTGGATTAGAGTTTGAATCGGGTGCAGACGGAGAGGCTGTAGTAGCCACTATAGAGTTTAAATTTACTTACTACGACATAGAAACCACTAGTTAATATCACACATTTGTGGTATAATATATATTATGACTTTAGATGATTTAAAAGCCCAATGGGCAAGTGACTGTGAAATAGATGATATAGAATTGGATACGGCATCGTTAGATGTTCCAAAACTTCATGCAAAATATCAAGACTTACTAACCAGTAAGATTCTAGTCCTTAAAAAATACCAAGAAAACTATAACTCTTTACTTAAAGATAAATGGTTGTGGTTCAATGGAAAAATGGATGACGATAGAATTAAAGAACTAGGTTGGGAACCCGACCCATTCAATGGTCTAAAAATAATGAAGAACGATATGAGTATCTTCTTCAATGCAGATAAAGATTTACAAGAACTCAATGCAAAAATTGAGTACCTCAAGGTTACTGTAGACTTTCTTAAAGAGTGTATGCAGAACATAACATGGAGACACCAAACGATTAAGAACACTATCGATTGGAGAAAGTTTATGGCTGGACAATAATGAATCTAAAAAATTACTTATGGACATATCCCGAACTATTAACTTCTGAAGAAGTTGAATTTATTAATGGTAAGGCAATGGAGTTTCCTCTAGAAACAGCTGCAGTTGGTCAAGGTGGAAGATTAGACTTAGACCCCGATGGAGAAGACAGAGGTAAAGAAAGAGCAGCTGGTGGAGACGGTGGTCAAATTGTAGATAAGGTTAGAGCATCTGATATTAGATGGATTTACGGTGATGCACAGAAAAACTTAGGTGATGTTTGGACAAAGGTTGAAGACGCAGTTGCAATGGGAATGAAACAATGTGGTTGGAATGTCGACATAGAAAAAGTAGAACCACTACAACATACAGTCTATCATGCAAAACAAGGTTCACGTGGTGGGTTCTATACATGGCATACAGATGCTAGTGATGAACCATATGCAAATAGTGGTATGATTAGAAAACTAAGTTTCTCTATTCAGTTAACAGACCCCGATGAATATGAAGGTGGTAACTTTCAGTGGATAGAAGATATCCGTTCAAAGGATACACTTACACCTAATGATTATACGAGAGACATGAGAGATTGGTATAGACAGATTCCAAATTCTGCAAAACAAAAGGGTTCATTAGTATTGTTCCCTTCATTTGTACACCATCAAGTTACACCAGTCACACGAGGATGTAGAACTTCCCTAGTGGGATGGTTCGTAGGATATCCATACAAGTAAAATGAAAGTCACAGTCTCGAAGGTAGATGAATGTTTCATGAGGGTAGACTGTGATGATGGTTTAGCCAAAGACCTACATGATTACTTTTCCTTTACCGTACCAAACGCAAAATTCATGCCAAGTTATAAGAACAAATGGTGGGATGGTAAGGTATATCTTTTCTCAATCAAAACACACAAAATTTATATTGGATTACTACCATACGTAGATGAGTTCTGTAGAGAAAGAGGATATGCATTTGCTGGTATTGGTGATGTCATTGGACATAAACACAAATTAAAAGATTGGAACATCAAAGATTTAAACTTACCTTTTGAACCTAGAGACTATCAGATAGAAGCATTTGAATCCACAATTAAATATGGTAGACAGCTTTTGTTGTCACCCACTGCAAGTGGTAAGTCTCTTATCATTTATATGTTGGCCAGATACTATAACATGAAAACAATAATAATTGTTCCTACTACATCATTAGTGGAACAGATGGCAGGAGACTTTAAGGAGTATGGATATGATAAAGAGATATGTAAAATTTATAGTGGTAAACCTGTTTTCCCTTCTGACATTACGATATCAACATGGCAAAGTTTTAGTAAAGCACCTAAAGAAGTCATGCAATCGTTTGATGTAGTTATAGGAGACGAAGCACATCTATTTAAAGCAAACGTATTGAAAGGTATTCTTGAGAAGATGAAGACTACTGCAGTACGAATTGGTTGTACTGGTACACTAGACGGAACAGAAGTACATAGACTACAACTAGAGGGTTTGTTTGGCCCAGTCAAGAAAGTCATATCAACAAAAGAATTAATGGACAAAGGTACGATTGCAAATTTATCTATTGATTGTGTCATACTCCGTCATACTAAACAAAAGAAAATGACATACCAAGAAGAAATGGATTACCTTGTATCGAATGATAAACGAAATGAATTTTTATGTAACCTTGTCTATTCCCTTAAGGGGAACACTCTAGTATTGTTTCAGTTTGTAGAGAAACATGGAACTGTTCTTCATGCAAAAATGCAGAAGAGACTAGAAGACAAACTACATTACGTATATGGTGGAACGGATGTTGATGACCGTGAAGCTGTAAGAGAGTATGTCGAGAACTCAAATGAAAATGTCATACTAGCATCATACGGCACCTTCTCTACAGGTGTTAATATAAAACGTATAGACAATATTGTCTTTGCATCACCATCAAAAAGTCGAATAAGAAACCTTCAATCTATAGGTAGAGGACTTCGTAAGGCTGAGGGTAAAACTAAAATGAAATTATTTGATATATCAGATGACTTACAATATGAAAATCATACTCTCAATCACCTTAAAGAACGTATAAATATATACAACGAAGAAAACTTTAACTACGAGATAAGGCAGTTCGACTTAAAATGACATCACCACAAGATTTAACAAACAGAAAGTACGAGGTTGTAAAACTGAAGACTGGTAGTGAGATTGTGGGTATGGTAAGAGATACAAACAACGGTGTTGAAATAACTTTACCTATGATATGTCAACTAACTGTTCAAGACAAACTCAATACACTTGCTACGTTTTATCCGTATGCACCCTTGAGTGAAGACCCAATTATTATGTTACCAGTAGACCAAGTGTTATATAGAAGTGTAATGAACCAACAATTCATTCCCTTTTATGATGAAGCTTCTTCTAGATGGTTAGAGATGGTTGAAACACAATCAATCCCTTTAACTAATCAAAAGATAACCGCAGAAGATGTAAGACGTGATTACTTGAATAAAGTAATGGAGTCTTTAATCCCCGAAGACTTAGAGATGATTGAAGAGGAATTCGATGTAGAAGACCTTGACCCTAAGAAAACAATTCATTAGGTTTTTAATTTGTCTAAATAAGTGCGTATAATCCATGGTTATAACAGGATATACAAAATTTTTATAACTTAACTAATAGGAAAACCATGTCCACAGCAACCTACATTGCGAAGAGCATGGTGCGAAAAGCTAGAGAAGTCGCAGAATCACCACAAGTGTGTACAATCTGTGACACTATCGAATTTCTAGTGCTGATGACTCTTCCTTTTGCTCTACCATTTATGGTAATGTTTATGTCCTACAAAGGATATTAATGTTTGAGAGAAACAAAAATAAACTACGAGAACAGGCAGAGGTGATAGGCCTCTGTCTGATTTTCTGTGCATCTATATTTGGATTGATTCCAAATGTCTGATATAGGTTTCTTAGTCAGCGGACTATCCTTACAAGTAATAATACTAATAGCGATTTATATATACAACCCAAAATGAAATATCCATTTATTTTTATACTCTTAACATCATGGGTCTTTATGGACAGAGAGCCTGGAGCTTTAAGAGCAGTTAGAGATTTGGAAAGATTCAAACAACACATTCAAATGTTATGAAAGAATTAGGAATGACACTAGTAGGATGCATGGTAATATTTGCATTCTTTTCACTTAAAATTTACCCTAATCTAGAGTACACAGGATATAGCAGTAATCAGTCTTGCACTGGTATGTGTTATGCAGAGTATGTGGAACTAAACGGAACTGTGGTAGAACAGTTACAAGCAAAACAAGCTCTTGCAAACTTAGATGAGTTTAGTCAAATCAGAAGTTTATGGAGTGGTTGTGCAGCTTGTCATGGTCAAGAAGGTCAAGGTATGGCAGTCTTCCCAAAACTTGCTGGTCAATCTGCAGATTACATAGTTGACAGACTTAACACTTATAAGAATAGAGGTGAGGTCGGTGCAATGAGTTCCACGATGTGGGCTCAAGCAGGTATGTTGTCAGATGCAGATATCAATATGATTGGTAAATTTATTGAGGTTGAACTTAAGTGAAGCACGACTCTTGGAAGAGACCCGTAGTCAGACAATCAGTATACGACTTGACATCTTTAAAACAGGGTGAATTAACCTTACTAAATAATACTGTGAAGGAAGCAACGAACGAAGAATTAGAAACATGGTATGAAGAAGACTTCTTTATGAAGGGTGACTTTTCTGCAATGCAATTATTCGTCGTCGTACCAGCAGTTATACAGGTGACTGTATTCTTTATGATGCTGGGTATGTTTTTTATAAATGAAAAATTATTTTAAGATTGTCGCGAAGCTATTATTAGGTCTAGGTAAAGAGGAAAAGGTCGACCTAAATCCCCTCGACATTATGTTCATCTGCATTTTCCTCGGGATTTCATTCTTTGTACTAATCGGGACGTTACAATTCATACTCGTTCTATTGATTAGCTAAGTATATCCCCCTTGGGACATATTCATTTTATCACACATTTTTCATTTGTCTATAGGCTTTTATAAATAAATTTTAATTTAAAAAGCCCCTTACAATACTACGATAAAGAGGTATAATGTATACATGACTACAAAAAAAGACCCCAAAAAAGCAGAACATTACGTCAATAACAAGGAGTTTACAGCTGCAGTTGCAGAGTTTAATACTTTAGTTAAAGAAGCAAATGATGCTGGGAAACAACCCCCTCGAATGACTGAATACATTGGTGAATGCATCTATAAGATTGCAACCCGATTATCCACTCGACCTAATTTCATCAACTATACTTACCGTGACGAAATGATTTGTGATGCAATCGAAAATTGTATCCAATACATTGGTAACTTTAACGTTGAAAAATCAAACAATGCATTTGCATATGTCACTCAGATTTGTTATTACGCTTTCTTAAGAAGGATTCAGAAGGAAAAGAAACAAGTCTACATCAAACAAAAACAAATCATGGAATCATCTATTACTATGGATTCATTTGCAACTATCGATGGTCAACATGACCCATCACTAGTCAACTCTAACGTAGAGTGGATGCAAGAGAATATGAATCGTGTAGAGTATGAACCACGTAAATCAAAAAATAAGAAAAAGAAAGCTAATAAAAATTTAGAAAACTTTACTGAATGAAGATAGCAATATTAAATGATACCCACTGTGGTGTCCGTTCAGATATGGTTGAAATGTCCAAGTACCAAGGACGTTTTTATGAAGAGATATTCTTCCCATATCTAGATGAACATAACATCAAACAGATTATCCATATGGGTGATTACTTTGATAGACGTAAGTATGTAAACTTTGCATCGATGAAAGCAAACATCGAACACTTTGTAGACCCACTCAATGAGAGAGGAATCAAGATGGACTTGATTCTAGGTAACCATGATACATATTATAAGAATACGAATGATGTTAATTCACCCGAGTTACTTCTTTATAATCAACCTAATATTACCGTATATGCCGACCCTATTGTAAAAGAATACGATGACTTTCCAATTGCATTAGTACCATGGATTAACAATGATAACTATGCAGACATGGTAGAGTTCATGCAGACTGCAGCTGCAACTCACTGTATGGGACACTTCGAGATAGAAGGTGCATTACTATTACCTAACATGACATGTCAACATGGACTAGACATATCATATCTTAAAAGATTTGAACAAGTATACAGTGGTCATTTCCATCACAAATCAGAAGTGAAGAATGTTAGATACTTAGGTTCACAAATGGAATTTACTTGGTCAGATTATAATGATAAAAAGTACTTCCATATTTTTGATACAGAAACAAAAGAACTTACCCCAGTACATAATCCTTTGACTATGTTTGAGAAAGGATATTATGATGATGGTAAGATAGAAAATTTCGAGGCCTTGCAAGAGATTGACTACTCAAGATTTGAGGGTAAGTTTGTAAAGGTTATTGTTGTTAATAAAGATAATCCTTACTGGTTTGATTCATTCCTAGACAAGGTACATGCATCTAACCCTTTACATGTTGCAGTCGTAGATGATAATAAACATATGGATTTCTTTGACGATGATGAAATCGAAGGAGTTGATGATACCCTAACCATATTATCCAAGTATGTTGATGGGTTGGAGATACAAGGTAAGAAAGAAAAACTCGACGAGATTATGAAGACCTTATATAATGAAGCATTGGACGAACACACTTACTTATGATAAATTTCACAAAGGTAAGATGGAAGAATTTACTTTCATCGGGAAACAAATTTACTGAAATAGAATTAGATACACATCAAACCACTCTTATCCTTGGAGAGAATGGTGCTGGTAAATCTACACTATTAGATGCATTGTGTTTCGGATTATACGGACGTGGATTTAGAAATCTAAAAAAAGAATTACTTATTAATAGTATCAATGAGAAAGCTCTAGTCGTTGAGATAGAGTTTTATATCGGTAAAAAAGAATACAAAATAATCCGTGGCGCAAAACCAAATATTTTTGAACTCTATGTTGATGACATACTTGTTAACCAAGATGCAACAGTAAGAGACTATCAAGACCATCTTGAAAAACATATTCTTAAAATGTCTTATCGTTCATTCACACAGGTTGCAATTCTTGGTTCTGCTAACTTCACACCCTTCATGCAACTTAGAGCAAAAGACCGAAGAAAATTGGTAGAAGATTTACTGGATATCAATATCTTCACAACAATGATGCAGCTTCTTAGAAAGAAAAAGGCTGCACATATAATTGAAGTTAAAGATACACAACATGCAGTTGAAATCTTAGAAGAGAGACTCAATGGTTTGAACGAACAAGTAAAAGTCATGACAGAAAATAGAATGGCAAAGATTACTCAGTTCGAAAAAACAGTAGTAGATACTAACATTCATATAGGTGAGCTGTTAGAAGTTATAGATACTAACAGTGAAGAGATTGCAACTATACAGTTAACAATTTCCGATAAAGATTCCGTTACTAAAAAGTTAAAAGACTTAGAAGAAATGGATAAACAACTTACTACTGCAAGAAAGAAAGCATTAAAAGAAGTTGAGTTCTATGAAGAGAATGATGAATGTCCAACATGTAAACAAGGATTAGATGAGGAACACAAGAAAGAACATCTCGAATCAAAGAATAAGAAGGCAACGGAGATTGCACTCGCACTCCAACAGATTGAAGATGGAGTTTCCAGTGCCTCAAAAAGAATCCTCGAAATCAGTGACATCCAGTCACAAATCGACGACATCCAAAGACAAGTAGGATTACATCAAACAGAAATCCTATCCAATCAAAAATATATCCAAAAAATTAATGGTGAAATAGAAACCTTAAAAATTGAATCCGATGGTGGTACAGATGTACATGAAAGAATCACCAAAGGTGAAGATGAATTAGATGTTCTACATACCAAACATAAATCTCTTATAGACAGAACACACTACTATGAGATTGCAACTATGTTACTTAGAGACCAAGGTGTTAAAGAAAAGATTATTAAACAGTATGTTCCTATCATGAATAAGCTTATTAATAAGTATCTTGCACAATTAGAATTCTATGTTGGATTTGAGTTGGATGAATCATTCGATGAAACAATTAAATCAAGATTCCGTGACGTATTCAAATACGAAAACTTTTCACAAGGTGAGAAAATGAGAATCGACCTTGCACTTCTATTCACATGGAGAAGTGTTGCAAGAATGAAGAATAGTGTGAACACTAACCTATTAATTCTAGACGAAGTCTTTGACTCATCTTTAGATGTTGCTGGTACAGATGAATTCTTAAAGCTGTTAAACACCTTGACAGATGGAGTAAATGCATTTATCATTAGTCATAAAGGTGATACATTATATGATAAGTTCAGTAATGTGTTAAGATTTGAGAAGTACAAAAACTTCTCTAGACTAGCAGAATAGGATAAATAGTATTATGAAAACATTCGAACAATTACTCGAACCTAAGCTTGAGGATATCAGACTTGATATTCCTACACTCGATGAATCATTAGAAGTTAAAGACTTACCTTCTGAAGTAACCGATGGACTAACAATTGAGAAACATAAAAAGTCTAACAGTAGGACTACAGTTTTTGTCGTTAAGACACAAGACAGAGACGGAGATAGAGACGATGTAGAAAAGAAATTAAGGAATGCAGATATCTCTGCAGAAGTTAAAGGAAGTTCTCTATCAAGTTTTGACCCTATCTTTATTCCATCAATCAATGGAGACCGTGCAATCATCATGTTTAAACCCAAGAGTGGTGGCATGAATGAGACAACACTAAACTCAAGTATCACAGAACTATTCCCTTGCATTGCATGGGAGAAAAATTACAAACCTAAATCAGTATCATCATTCTATGATTGGATACTTACACAGGATGTAGACAAGTTAAAATGTGTAGGCAGTGTAGACAAACAGGCTGCAAAGGATTTCATTGCACAGGCAGAAGAGTCATCCAAGTTCCAAGAGAAAGTAGAGAATGCAATAGGTATTACAAAGTATATCTATGACGAAATGAAAGCAAAGTCAATCAAGAATGTTTATTGGGGATACCGTGCAAAACCATCTGGCGTTCCACCCAAACATCCAGGCGACATCTTTCTACAGTTTACAGATGGTGCAATCTTAGGAACCTCTCTCAAAGCAGGTGGTAAGAAAACTTCTGAACCTAAACTCAACACATATGTTAACCCAATCTTTCAAGCATTTAAAGAAGGAAACAATGTACCTAAGTTATCTCAGAAGTTACATAAAGAAGTATACTCTAAGATTGAAGGTATGCCTTCTGCAAAAACATATGATAGTAAAGACCGAAAGGTTACAGCACAAGTTTTAAAAGATTTTGATAAGACTAACAACACCAAGTATGAACAGTATTATAATGAACACTTAGAGATAGTCAGACAAGCATTGATAGACCTATTCAATAAGAATGGTAAAATGGGTGGCAAAGCATTTGACTATATAAAGACAGAGATTTTACGTGAAGCTCCAGGCGTTCCAACTAAAGTTATTAAAGGAATTGGTTCCACGTATGAACAGGTTACAGATGATGATGAACTCGGAGTATTCTTACCAGTAGTTAAGTTTATCAAAGCAGAAGCTTCAAAGTCATCAAAACAGAATTGGTTCCTACACCTTGCATCGAAAGATACAACGTACACCATGCAGATGTCAGTGAGGACTAACAAGGCAGGTCATGCTGGACTTAAGAAACTCGGACAATTTTATAACCTTGCCGTAAAATATAACGGTCTACTAAAGAAATAATTATGTATCAATTGATAGAAGAAGCCTCTAAGGTTTTAAGAACACCCCCACAACTATTCAACTTTGAAGAAAGAAAGGATGCAGAAGAAATAGAAACTGCACTTAGTGAAGCAATGGATAGATTTGGTGGAATAGGTTTGAGTGCAAACCAAGTAGGATTGGATGCAAGAGTTTTTGTAATGAAATCTCAAGACCAAGGAAATGTTTGTTTCTTTAATCCCGAGATAACAAAGGTATCACAAGAAACAGATTTAATGAAAGAAGGTTGCTTATCGTTTCCCGATATGTACCTTATGATTAAACGTGCAAAAATGATAGAACTAAAATATCAAACTGCACAAGGTGAAGAAAAAGTTATAAGTCTAGATGGACTTGCATCAAGATGTGTTCAACATGAAGTCGACCATCTTAATGGTATCATCTTCTTACAACGTGCTTCAAAATTGAAATTAGACCGTGCATTAAAATCACGACCTAAAGAAAGAGCTAAGAGAATAGAGTATGAGAAACGACAAGCACTTGCAAAATACATACAAAGTGTATCAGCCGATAACAATTCAGAACATACTGAGTCCGATGGACTGCCAGAGTCTGATAAAGTATCATCTAACGCATAAACATTTAAGAACAGTTGGTGACGGTACAGACTATCGTGCCATAGATTTCTGTCACATAAGAACATCTTGGGTACGTGATTGTTTTAGACGTGCAGCTCAAATTTGCACATCACATATATTCAATGAAACTGGACAACATTTCTATCCCGAAATGATGGCACTAAACGAATGGGACATAGGTGGAGTTCAAATCCCACACTTTGATACCTATTCTAACTCAGAAATTAACGAAGATGCAGTTCCCGAGACAGGAAATTCAAGAGAATGGACATGCATTTTATATCTAAATGATAACTTTAGAGGTGGTGAAACCTACTTCCCACCCAGTGAAACCTATCCAATAGGCCATACGCATCCCATAGAGACCGCTGGTGGTCTTCTTTTTCAAGGTCTTTACCTCGAACATGGCGTTAGTGCTGTAAGGAGAGGCCCTAGACATACTATTTCAATGTGGTTTACAGACATCGAAGACAAAATGATTATCGATGAGAGAATAAACCTAGACGAAAACCAACACCAAATCCACAGAAAAAACTCCTACATCCCACGCTAATCTTGCCTTGACTATGCCTCAAGCTTTTTGATATACTATGTGTATATTATGAAAAAGGATGAGGAATGAAATACCTAAAAGAGATTACAGACTGGTCTGACTCCAAAGTCAATGTACCAAATCATACCTACATGGTCAATGATGGTGGACATCTAGTTGGATATATCAAGACTGGAACCAAAGAAGAAATCATCTTCAAAACCCCAATGAAACAATTCTCTAAATCAAGGAGAAAATTTATTACGCTCTAGGCCTTGACAATGCCATGCAGCTAATGATAGCATATACTTATGACTGAGACAAAAAGAAACCAAAAAGACCAACTTGCCAAACTAATGGCAACTGAGAACATTACTATTGTTCATAAACCAATACCAACTGCATACTTCGATGTAAAGAATAGGATACTTGCTTGTCCTACTTTCAAAGATGATATCAGTGACGAACTCTATGACTTGTTCATGGGTCACGAAGTTGGACATGCATTGAATACACCTTACGAGGGTCTTCATAATGCATTGACAAAAAACAAAACACTTAAAGGATATCTTAATGTTGTTGAAGACGTTAGGATTGAGAAAGCAATCAAGAACAAATTCCAAGGATTGAGAAAATCTTTCTACACTGCATACAATGAGTTGATGGAAAAGGATTTCTTTGGTCTTAAGGGAAGAGACTTGAACACACTTTCATGCATTGACAAAATCAACTTGATTACTAAGTGTGGTTCAAGAGTTCAAATTGAATTGACAGAACAAGAACAAGAATTCTTAGACATGGCAGAGGCTTGTACTTCTTGGGAAGAAGTTGAAGTTTGTGCTGAAGCAATCTACAACTGGTCAAAAGAAAATGAGACTAGGGATGAGAGTGACGAATCAATTGTTCCTAAAATGTTCGACCTTGGTGACGAAGAAGAAGGTGACGAAGAAGAGAATGAGTTCCAAGATGGTGAAGGTGGTGATGACCAATATGATGATGATACTTCAGATGGTGAAGAAGATTCAGATGAAGATGGTGAAGAGGAAGACAAACTTCCCGAAGCTCCCGAGTATGGTGATGGTGACCAAGACGAAGATGGTGAAGAAGACGATGTAGAAGGTGAGACAGAGAAAAAAACTACTGGTACTTCTAAAGAAGGTGGTGTTGCAAGTCCCGAAGATTACGATGGTGAGAATGGTGCTAGAGAATCTATCACTGAACATCATGCACATAACAATGAAGAAATGTTCCTTGATGACAAACCAGCATGGAGAGAACAAATCAATTTGAGAGAGAGATTCAAAAACGCTGAGTCAACTGATATTATCATTGGTCACAATCAAGTTCTTACAGATTGGAATGACTACTGGACTGAAGAAGGAAAAATCAGAGGTCACAATGCTGAGAAAAATTATAAGAAGTCAGTCTTCACTGGAAAGAAATTGATTGATAGAAACAAAAAGATTGTTGCTCACATGGTGAAAGAATTTGAAATGAAGCAGACTGCACAAAGAAGTGTTAAAGCTTTCAGTGGTAAAACTGGTAAGTTAGATATGAACAAACTTGCAAAATACCAAATCGTTGATGATGTTTTCAAAAGAGTTACTTACTTGCCTGATGGACAGAATCATGGTCTAAATGTTTTACTTGATTGGAGTGGTTCAATTGCAAACAGTTGTGCTGAGTTATTAGAACAAGCAGTTATTCTTTCAGAGTTCTGCAGAAAAGCAAACATCCCTCACAGAGTTTATCTCTTCAGTGATGCATACTCTAAGAATAGTGATGACTACTATACTCATGATGATGGATACCTTGTTGAATTATTCTCAAATGAAATGAACAATAAGAAGTATCAAGAAATGATGACTAACATCGGGGCTCTTTGGATGAATCATTTCCTAGGAAAGTTCGGTTGGAGAAGCACTCCAAAAATGGAGAAGGCTCACAATAGTTTTTACGATGGTGAGTATGCAATCAGTTATGAAGATGACCCTTACTTCTACTTCGATACTAATGTCAGACCAATGAGTTACAGATTAGGTGGTACACCTCTTGACCATTGTTTAGTTGTCATGAGAAAATTACTTCCCGAGTTCAACAGAGCTTATGGAATTGAGAAGTCAATCCTAACAGTAATAACAGATGGATTCTCACATAGAAGTTCTTTACTCAATGTTGATTCTTCAGAAAAGAATGCATGGGCAAGAGGAGAAGGTATTGACCCTTGGGATATTTCTGAAGTAACTGAGATACTTGACCCATTCGATAATAAAGTTTTCCCTCTAAAGAACATTAACAATAGTAGATATAACAGATACGATGACTCTTTCAAAAAAACTCAGAACCTATTGTCTTGGTTATCTAAAACTTGTAACGTCACTGTGACTGGTTACTTTGTTCTTGATAAGAAAAGAGACATGCATGACATCATGGAATACACTTCTATGAAAGATACATGGTGGGATAATGACAGACAAATCTGGGCTGAGATTAGGAAGAATGGATTGGTTGTCGACTGTCACGGTTACAACAAAATGTTCTTGACTGCAACTTCTTCACTTGGTGTTGATGGTTCAGACGAATTAGATGATGACTTGGTCGATGCCAAGAAGTCTAGAGTGTTGGCTGCTTTCAAAAAGAATCAGAAAGCAAAAACAACTTCAAGGTTTTTAACAAATGAATTTATTAAGGAGATATCATGAGAGACCCATTAAGAGTAGACGAAGCATATTACATTAATCATCAAACTGATTATTCAAAGTTTGCAGATGCAGTTATGGATGTTGGGCCTGCCCCATGCACCTTCCATAATTGTCCAAAGATACAGGAATGTAAAACTGAAGCAAAAGAATGTTTTGCATTTAGGATATGGGTCAATAAAGGTGAGAACTATTTGACTGAGAAAAATAAAAAAGGTGTAGTAAAATGCCTAGAGAAGATGGGAACTAGATTTGAAGAGCTTAAATAACAGCCTTGACAATGCCATCAGCTTTTTAGTATACTATAAAAGATGAGAAAACAAATTGAAAACGGAGACTATATGACAAATTCAATTGATGTAAACGGTAAGAAATTTTCTTACACACCCGACAGGGCGGAGTTTTTGGGAGAACTCGTTTCTAAATTCCCTAACCAAACGTCCTTTGGAAGGAAAGAAATCAAAGATGCCTTTGATGGTTATTTCCCTTCATGGATAAAATCCTCGAAGTATAACTTCAAAGAAGCTCAAGAGACTGGGCCTTTGTTGTACAACCTTCAGGCTGTTATTACTGGTTACAATGGTGGGTATTCAGATGATGCCACTCCTGTTCCAGTTAAACCTGCTCCAATTGCAGCTGTTGCTTCCCCAAGTAACATGCCAGTTGCAGCTCAAACAGAGTCAGTCAATCTACTTGACGATGGTGTAAAAATCATTCCCGAGAAGATGTCTAACTATGTTCCTTTTGGACATTTCAAAGATGTCAAGAATATTATTAAATCCAAAATCTTTTTTCCAGTATTCGTTACTGGTCTGAGTGGTAATGGTAAAACTCTTATGATTGAACAAACGTGTGCTCAATTGAAGAGAGAACTCTACAGGGTTAACATCACCATCGAGACAGATGAAGATGACCTAATGGGTGGTCACACTTTAGTAAACGGTAACGTTGTCTTCAGAGAAGGGCCAGTTATCAAAGCAATGAGAAAAGGTGCTGTACTTCTATTAGATGAAGTCGACCTTGGTTCAAACAAGTTGATGTGTCTACAATCAGTTC